TTAAATCCTGTAGCCTGTGTAGTAGGTTTGAATGGTAAGTAGAATCCGTTAGTACCATATGTACCTGTGTATTCTTGAGGTTGCCATACACCTGTGTCTGAATTGTAGTCACCAAAGTCTGATGGTGTTAATTGTTGTCCGTCAATGAGATTTGCTTCAGTTAAATAAAAATCACTATAATAACCAAAATCTTCAGCATAACGATGTGAGAATGTTGAATTAGTGTAAGTGTCATAATTTAAAGGAGGGTTAGTTCTTAAACTAAAACTTGTAACTTCCTCACCATTAATATAAAGCCTCATTCTGTTATTTGCTGTTGCGTTTGTTGTGTCTACTGCTATTACAATATGATACCAAGATGAAATATCACGAAACAACGCAGTTGTAGATAACACCCCAGATGTTCCATTATTAAATAAAAGCTGGATTTCGTCATTAATAAATCTAAAAATATCTCTTGACGACCCATTTTGAACAGAATAAAAAGAGGTTAGATTAGCACCAGTACCCGTTCCTGTTTTTCCTCTTTTAACCCAACCACTCCAAGTCCAAGTTTTTCTATTACTTGCAACAGTAGGAGTCCTACTTAAATAAGCAGAAGCATCATAACGAAAGCGTAAGCTGTTCTCTAGGTTATAATCACCACCTGTAGTTGGTATGGCATTACTGTTGTTTAATAAACTCATCTAATCCCTTATGCGTAAGCTGCACTTACTGTGAGGTAAGCATTAGTACCATTATCAAAGTACGATACAAGGTAAACACCTGCCACGCTAATAGTTGCTAGGTCAGTAGCATTAATTTTAGTTGTGCCTGCTGCGGTAATAGCATGACCACCTGAATTGTCTAACAAAACATAACCTGATTGACCAGCAGTATGATTAGAGAAAGTTAATGTCCCTGTTGCTGTAGGTGTGCAAGAAAAGTTGTTACTTAAATTTTGGTCAAAAGATAAATCAGCATCAACAGTAATATTTCCACGTTGAGAGCCAGTCCATGTTTGGTCGTTAGCAAGGTCTAATGAAAAAATTGTACCAGTAAGGTTTAAACCTGTGCTTGCAGTATAGGTTGTGTCTATAGGAACATTCCAAGTAAACGAGCCATCACCATCTGATTGCAAAAACTGTGTGTTTGTACCGTCACCTGTAACATTAAGTTTACTAGCATTAACTGCGTTGTCTGCTACTTTAGCCGTAATAATTGCAGCATCAGGAATTTTGTTAGTAGTAACTGCGTTATCAAGAATCTTGTTAGTAGTTACCGCATTAGCTGCAATGTTTCCTTCTACAACAATTTCAGAACCTTCTATAACATCACTGCTATTAAGAATAACGGCTTTTTCAGAAGGATAAGTACAGAATACATCGCTGACTCCTGCCAAAGTAATTGCTGCTCCAGAATTACTGGATGATAATATTGTGTCACGAGATAAAGTTGTACCAGAAGCGGTATAAGTACCTAGACCGACTTCCCAATTACTACCGTTTAGTATGGCGTAATAGGTTGTGTTTGCATTACCAACTGCAGCAAAGGTTTGAAACCCTGTTGTTGCTCCTGCTAATGTAAGCGTACCTGTACCAGTAGTAGTGGTAGATTCCTTTATCCTATCCTTTACGATAAGAGCCATGTGTTATTCCTCTAGTCTAATGTTACTGTTAAATTACCTGCTGTAATCTTAAATATATCACCAGTGTCAATAGTTTTAGATGCGTCTAATGCGGTGTGATATATCATGTTACCAGTTCCTGTTGCCGCACTGTGTAAGCCAATCCAACCTACTGTACCCCAAGTTGCGGTAGCTGTTGGGAAAGTAACGTCAGCATCTGTAGCTACAGTGTTAGTTGTAGCTGTAGGAAACGATGAAACTGCTCTAGCATATGAACCACCAGATACTTCTGTTCCTGTTTCTGCATCAGTTGGGTCAGTAGTCCATAGTGATATATATGGATTATCTACTGGAGTAAAGGATGCACCATTTAGTGTTGAGTTAAGTAAAGCTATTTCTAATACATTTGACATATCTGCCATGATAAATTACCTCGTAGTTAAAGTTATTGACATAGGATGAGCAGGGAACTCCCCCTCATCGTCTGATTTAGTTAATGAATTAACACCCCTGTCGTACATTGCTGCCCAAGTGGCAATTCGTTCATCATTCATCAAGAATGGTTCTGCTTCACCAAGTGCTGCGTAAAGCAGTAAATCAGGCGTATATGCTAACCAAAGGTTTGATGAAACTGTTGAGCTCAAGTATTCAGGCTGATAGTAATACAGCATTTGTAATGTGTACTCTCCAGCAGGAATAGGAGCAAACCTAAACTCACTACCTAGTGCTGTGTAAAAGCTAGGCAAACCTGTTACTAATGCCCTTGTGTTCCTAAAGAAGTTGCTAGGTGACTGGTAGGTTATGGTTTGTATTGGATTGGAAGATGATATATGCAAATCTCTCATAGAAAGAAAGTCTGCTGGCATTTCTACTGTGCTATCACCGCCTGTAGTTGTAGTCTTTACAACTTTGAGCATTTCTCTGATGCGTAAATCTCTACCTAATCTGTCTTCAGCTAATCTGATAAATTCAGGGATAACATCTGTCAGGTCATTACGAGCTAGATAACTTGCTATAGTTGCTTGTAGCGTTGTGTAGTCAGTAAAGAAAGCCATTTATACTCTGCCTTGTTTTGTTCTAAAGAATCGGTTGTCTGGGTCATTTAACCATGCTTTAAATTTAAGCATATCAAGAACGTGAAAACCACGCATAATGCCTTTTTGATTAAGTGAGTCAATAACAGTAAATGGAATGGATGCTATCTTATTGTCAAATACATCTTCACCCCATGTGGTACTACTGTTGTTATATTCTTGTTTGTTCTGTTCTATAATACCTGTAACATCTTGTGCTACCTCTATGACAGCACCATTAGCTGTATCATGTTTTTTAGATTTTCTAATCTCTGTTTTTCGTAACTTGTTATTTAGTGTTTCCATATGTATCCTTAATAATACTGCCCCCGAAGGGGCAATATCAATGTTTAAACTTAATTAAACTGCGAGGTCAGCAACAATACCGTGTGCTTTCTCATTAGATACTTGAAGAGTGTACTCAACAAGCATTTGATGTTTTTCGCTGTCACCAGATTTAGCCAATAGGTTAGACTGGAATGGGCGAAGTGTAGCAACAGATGCCATGCTAGGGTCAAGCACTAATGCTTGTTCTGCGGCTGGTGTTACATCAGCAGTCATAAATCTGTCAGGTACAACAGATAAAGTACCAAAGTCTGATAGGTACACATCAGCAGCACCCATGATAGTAGTTTGCTTATCACTTGGAGCAGCATAACGCTGTTCAGCAATACCAGGAAAGCCTGATACTACTTGTTTTTGTGTTGGAGGAACAACTAATAGAGTTGGGTTACCACCATTTTCAAAACATGATTTAACACATTCTTTAAGCTTTTCTTCTGTAAATGCAGAAGCAGTAGCACCTTCTGTTCTAGCAGCTGTACCGTTAGAGCCTACAGGAGCAACACCGTCTGTCATAGTTACAAAGTTAGTACCAAGCCATGATTGGATAGAACCAAGCAGTCTTGCACTACCAGCAGTACCAGCGTCTTGTGCTACATTACCAAGAATGGTTTTTTCCATATCTCGTTTAAGTTCTTGTCCTGCTTTAGCTAGTTGGTAAGCTGTTTCTGTTTTACGACCAGCTTTATCTACTGCGTCAAGAGTACCAGAGATGTGTACTGTTTTACCTTGAATTTGTGTTCTGTTACCTACACGAGTAGTAGGAGTATCAGAAGCACCTGAAGCATCAGCACCCTCAACAAGACCAGCTGCACTGGCTGCTGCTAAATCATCTGTTTGCCATTCATGGTATGTTGCTGTTGCTTTTGTTTTACCAATTGAAGAAACTACAGGAGTTTCTGTTGGAGCGATATTGTAAATCGTGTTGGATAAATCCTCACGTTGACCTATCGCAGTATACGTTCTAAATTCTGCCATTGTTATTTTTCCTTGTTAAAGTAAGTTTTCAAATATAGCTGCTGCATCTCTGGCTGAACCAGTTTGCTGTAGCCTTTGCATTTGTTTTTTGTTTTGGTCCGATACGCTTTGTTTTACCTTTGCACCAGACTTAACCATCTTGGGTGCATTAGCTAACTTTTTCTTCATACTAGGCTTTGACTTAACTAGTTTGTCATACATCATAGCCTTATGAATAGTAAGGACTTGGCGAGAGTCATAGACTTGTGATAATTCCTCATCTGTGAATCCTACCGATTTGCCATAAGCACGAATGTCATTTCTGATTTGTTCGCCTTTGACTTTGTCTGAAAACTCTGGCAAGGATTGTGCTAGTTTTTGTGATTCTTGTTCTACAACTTTTTGCATTTGTGCTGACCTGTCTGCTTGTTGCTCTTGAGCAATGCGTCTTTGTTCAGCTTGCACTAGCTGTAATTGTTCTTTCTTTTCGGTCATTTCTGCGACCTTAACTGCATATCCTATTGGGTCGTTCTCTTTCATTGCAGCTAAATCTTCTGGTCGGTCATTACTGCCAACTAAAAATTGTTCTACTGCCTGCAATTTCTGTGAATAATTGTCCCTAACTTGTCTAGCCTCAATAATAGCTTTAGCTTCTTGTTCAATAACTTTTCGCTGTTCTGCTACTTCTTGAGTCTTTTTCGTATAATCAGAGCCAAGTTGATAAGATTTTTTAAGCTCATCAAGGGTAACTTGTTTTTCTTCACCTGCTGCTTTTATGGTGAAAGTCTGTTCTTCCTCAACTACTTCTTCATCTTCATACTCGGAGTCATCTTCTTCTTCAGTTTCGCTTTCAGCTTCTTCAACTTCTTCAGCCTCATACTCAACTTCTTCTTCCGTTTCTTCTACTTCTTCTACTTGCTCAACCTGTTCTTCTACAGCTTCTGGTTGCTCGTTGGAGTCCTCGCTTGCAGATAACATGCCTTCTATAGCAGAAGTTGCATCTGACATTGTTAGTTCTCCACTTCCCTCTTGGGGAGTCATGGTTTCTTCACTCATGGTGTTTCCTTAATTTCCTCTAGGGGAGGATACCCATTAAAGGCAAATGCCTATAATATCTTCCATGCCTTGTCTTTAATCTCATCGTCTTTTGCAATAGATTTAAAGCGGTTCATGATTTCGTTGATAACTTTAATCCTGACGTAAGCATCCTCTCGGACTTTTTGTTGGTCAGAATCAGAGTTAATGATTAGTTCGGTTAGCTCGTGTTGCATCTCCTGCATTTCGTCATTGAGTTCTTGACTTTGCAAAAGGTTTCTAAAGGCTTCTGATTTGGTCATTACATTCCTGCAATACTGTTAATTTTATCTAAAGCGTTAATAAGTTCTTTAGACTGATTTAGTTCAGTTTTCTTATTATCGTTAGCTGCTTTTTGTGCAAGCTCCAACTCTCTCATAGCCATTTCTTGTTCAAACTCCATACGCTCTTGCTGAAGTTGCAACATTTCTTTTTGAGCTTTTAATTCAGCTTTTTGTTTTTCTAGCTCTAATTTAGCCATATCAGATTGCATTTTCATTTGGGCTTTTTCTCTTTCTACTTCAGCTAGTATTGCTGCAGCTTTAGTATTAGAGTCTTCTTCTTTAGGAGCTTGAGCAGCTTGTTGTGCCATTTGCATAGCTTGCTCTTCTGATATTTCCATGAGAAACTGACTATCATCTTTAAAGCCAGCCATGTTAACGAATTTAGCTAATGTATCTCGGTATTGTTTAATATTAACTAATGGGTTGTTTAAACCATACCCCTTAATAACCTCTTCTTGTTTAGCAAGAATCATTTGCATTGTTGCTAGTTGCTCTTGTTTGCCACCTGTACCTAAACCTACATTAACGGTAACATTGTATTGTGTGCTCCATTCTCTTGGATTCATTGGAACAAAATTATTATTAATTTTAATGATACGTTCTTTGTCTTGGTACTTACATACTAGGTGCATGATACCTTTAAACAATGAACTAACACCTGTGTCAGCAAAGATACGTGCTATCAGTTCTAGCTTACCTTGTGATGCTGATGTCATAGCAGACACTGCGGTAGCTGTTACGTTCTGTAAAAGGTTAGGGTCTAGTCCTTGCTGTGCGTCACTCACACCCGTACGTTTAGCTTGAATACCATCTAGGTACTCCAACATAGGAAAGGATTGTCCTGCACTAGATTGTACAGTCATAGGTACTAACGCATTAGGATTCTTAATACGAATAACACCACCTGCGGTAGAGGTTAGTAAGTCATCTAGGTTAACTTGTCCTTCTACTGCACCTACTCTATAGTTGTTAGTCAAGTATAAGTTGTCTAGCATTTGTCTAGTAACAGTTGACTTAATTAGCTGTAAGTCTATAGCTCTGTCTGCTAAAGATTGACCAAAGAATTTATGTGGCACAGGAATAGGGCATACGCTATGGAAAGGAACGTAATCACATTCTTCACTCATTAACACTTGATTGTCTGCATAGCAAACTCTGTGTAGTTCAGCAATACCGTCTTTATCTAAATCTGTACGCAGGTAACATTCGTAATACTCTACTAACTCCATAGACTCATCGTTAGTATC